CCACTTTGTAGCAAGTGCATTGTATTCTGCCTTGTACTTTGCTGCTGCTGCAGCGGTAGCAACATCTGCTTCTGCCTTTGCTGTTACTGCATCTGCTGATGCCTTTGCAAGTGCATCTGCAAGTGCCTTGTCTGCTGCAACCTTATCTGCTGCACGACCAGCCTTCTCTGCTGCGAGCAAGTTAGATGCTGCCTGTGCATCAAGTGCACGACCAGCCTTTTCTGCTGCTAGTTCTGCACGAAGTGCTGCAATTGTTCCATTAAGATCTGAAACAACGAATGACGCTGTTGCTGCCTTAGTTGGTACTGGAAGACCAGCAACTGTTGCTGCTGATGAAACACCAGTAACGACAACCTGAATTGTTCCTGCTACTGCTGTAGCAAGTGCTGCAGTCTTTGATCCAACTACGAGAGTTGAGTCTGCTGCGTTTTCGGCTGTTGTTGTGGTAACTAGATTCTTTGTAGATGAACCGTCAGCAAATGTTGATCCGATTACTGTAGCAGTAATTGTTTCACCTGTTGCGATTGCGTTTCCAAAAACATCTGTTGCTGAAACTGTGATTGTTGGAACTGTTCCAACTGCTGTTGCTGAAGGAACTGAGACTGCAACATTTGATGCTGCTCCTGCTGTTCCCTTGATGTATACAATTGTTGAATAAGCGCCATTAACAATGGTAACTGATCCAACTGCTGTTGTTGTTGTATAAGCATAAACTGTGATTGCTGCTCCTGCAGATGTTACTGAAAGAGTTGACACGCCTGATGCAACAGAAACTGGTGCACTTGAAGTGTGTAGTGCTGCAACCAACTTAACGGTTGATGAAGCAGTAAAAGAAACGATTGTTCCTGTATCTGCTGTTGCTGCTAGTGCTACAGATGTTCCAGATGTAATCTGGTTTGCTGATGGCACTGCTACGGTTGCTGGTGCTGTCGCCGTTGTTGCGTTAGTTGCTGATGCAACTGCTACGGTCAGAGGTGCTGCCGAAGAAGGTGCTACAGAAAGTCCAACGATTGCTAGGGCTGCAGCAGTAGCAATTGAGATTTTCTTAAATGAATTCATTTATTTTTTCCTTTTCTTTATATTAGATTGAATCTATCCAGATAATCTTTTACATCATCTGGCATAGGTTTATATTGTATCACGTTCTCAGATAGTGTGTCAACTTGCTTAGGTCGATCACTAATCGTATGGACTTCAACCACCTGGTTTTGGTCCTTTGGGGTATGTGATATTGCCCCAAATATTGCTCCACACACAGCATCAGCCAAGTCCTTTGACTTTTTGCGTGGGTGGTCAACTCTATTATTTTTCATAATCTTTAACTGTGTTAGTTCATCAAATAATAATTCGATTGCTGGCATTACTAATCTTTCCTCATATACAAGCATTGCCATATCTTCGTAGTGCTTCTTAGCAACAGAAACAGTATCGGTTCTCATTCCTACCTGCTTCAATTCGTTTTGAATGTCAAACGACTGCCAACGGTCAAAGGAAACCATTCCGATGTTAAAGCCAAGCCTGCGAAGGTTCTGAATCCACATCTTTACTTCAGATAAGTTAACAGGCCCTTCAACTTTTGGCTCCCACCACGCTACTGCATCTACTACTACAATTGGTGCCACCTGTTCGTAGTTGTTAATTACCTGAATGTTTACCCACTTATCTACGTGAGCAATGGCAACTGCACACTTATCGTGCTTTTGTGCAAGGTCAGCGTGAACATAATAAACCTTATCTGGGTCTGGCTTAAAAGATTCATCAAACCTTCTAAAGTTATCCACAGGATTTCTTGCTGTCATACAAGATCTTACCTTTTCAGACTGCTTAAAGAATGCATCTGATGCAAATGTTGGAACACAAGCAAATCTTTGCATAGCATCGCCTATGTCTGTTAAAAAAGCAATCTTAAAATCATCAATCTTTCTTGTAGGGTTTACTTCCCAAGTTGGTTTCTTTAATGCAAATACGCCTGGATATTTGTATGAGATGATTTGATCTTCATCCCAGGAAATATCAAAGTAGTTATCTGGATCATCTTCTGGCAAGATTGGGTTAATGATAAACCTATGAGTCTTTTCAATTGACTCCTTCTCAGCAATTACCGCATCATATCTTTCTGAAATAAAATCCCCTGGATATCTTGGGAATGAAAGCAAAACAACCTTACCAAGGTCTGGGAAACGAGAGTCTACGGAAGCACGGAATGCTCTATAGATATTGTCAGCAGTCTTACCTTGATCATTTCCTGTTCCAATCTCAGAAGCAAAACCAGAAATCTCATCAAGAACTGCAAGCAACAAGTTCAAACCTTCGTGTGATTCTCTTTCTGAGTGACCAGAATAAACTGTAATAGATTTGTCAAACTCAACTGAGTCTGCCTTAGCATTATACTTTCCAACAAACCAAGGAGACTTTTCAATCTTAGTCTTAAAACCTTTAAAGAAAACGTTCTTTGCTTGTTGTGCGTTAATAGCCACGTTAATAAGGTCAATAGCATCTCCAGAGGGCTTACCAAAATACTTTGCTGGGTCTTTAAGACATAGAAGTTTGTATACAATGTATGAGCAGGCTACGGTTGATGTGAAGTCTTTTCCAGATCCCTTGCCAAGTTGCAGGATAATTTCATTCTTTGTGTACTTATTGTAATACTTAGTTCCTTTTTCTTCACCCATCATATTTATCAGATCTTCTTTACGATAGATCTGGCTCATTGCTTCAACGATATCGTATTGAACATCAGATAGTGGTGGCTGCCCAAGATAGGCTTCACCCTCTACAAATGTCTTTGCATCTACTGGAATCTCTTCAAAATGATCATCCTTTAATGCTTCAAGGAACTCATTGAACATCGTGGACAACTGTAATCACCTCGTTGTCTTTTGCAAATGAAGAAAGTCTACGCATAATCTCATCACGAATCTGAGGATACTCAGATGCAATATCTTTTAATATTGAAACAAGAACTTCTTGACGACGCTCAATCTCAATCATTTCTTCTGCAAGTTCTTTGTTCTCAAGCAATCCAGCCTTTTGTAGCATATCAATACGCTTAGACTCAATATCCATAACAAGTTTGATCGCAGCAGTCTTTGCACTAAGGTTGTTAGTCATAGATGCTTCATCAATTACCTCGTAAGTACGAGAGACTAATTTACTATAGTGTGTATCTGCAGCAGCCAAGGCTTCTTTAGCACGAGCACGGATAGCATCGTTAGCAGATGCCATTACCTTCCACTCATTAATAAGTGTAACTACCCTTTGTCTTGGTATGTCGAGTTGTTTTGAAATTACCGTTGGGTCGTTACCCTTTAGGTATTCTTCTACTACCTGATTTACTTGATCAAGGTGCTTAACTAAATCATCTTCAGTTGACATTATTTAACTCCCGTGCAATTTTTAGCAATATTAAATAGCCAATCAAGTCATCAATGTCATTGTCACCAACAAAAGATCCGCCTCTTGAAATCCTAGAAAGTTTATCATCAATGCGAACGTGTAGTTGTTCAACATTATCAGAGGTAGCAAAAATTCTAACTGGGTTAAGCGCTGAATCTCCATAAGACTTATTTTTTGCAATAAGCATTGACTTTATCTCATCACAGACCTGGCCAATAGTAAACTGGGTTTCTTCACTCATAGTTTTCCTCTTCATCAAGTTCCCAGTCAAATGCTTCTGGAATTCCTTTTAATACAGCAATTGCAAAACCAAATCCTACCATGCCTACAACTGCAACCGCAACCAATGTTTTTTCAATTTTGTTCATCGTTTTGATTTCCTTAATCCAAATTTAGCAAGGTAGACATAGATAGTTTCAACACTTGATCCACACTCCTTTGCAATCTCTTCTGGAGATTTCTTGTCTACAAGATATCTCTTACGCATAAAAGCCTCTGATGTATATAGTTTAGCACCCACGATATTAATTGTCAACTTCTTTCTCAGTAATATCATAGTTAAACCTATCAGAGTTTTCCATGATCCACTTATCTTGATTTTCAACATCATATTTTCTTTCATTAATTATTCTATCAATTAGGTATTCTTTTTCAAGGGTAAATGATGGCTCATACACACGGACCCGATTGTTAGGTTGGATAGCAAAGTTTCCATCATCTCTTTGTATAACGTGACCACACTTGTGATCTGCTGGGCTTTCAGAGTAACCGTCATCTAATACATTTGTGTCTGGATTGTGCCAGTCCAATGTAAATAGGTATGTTCCTTTATGCATTGTCTTTGTTCTATCTATATAAGACATTCTAAGGTTTGTTAGATTTTCAAACTGAGTTACAGAAATGTGGTGACTAAAAGAGTTCCACAAAACTAAATTATGTAGGTCTACTTCAGGAATCCCTGGCTCTGTGCAAAAGGCAGAAATCGGAAGTCTCCACCATAAGCCACCATCTGGCATCATAATATGAAACAGTGGACTTCTTGATTTTAAACTTGAGACACCAAATACAACACACTCAAAGTACTTATCATGACTATCTTGGTGATTTCTTAAATAGTTTCCACGCACATAACAATGTATTGGTGGTATGTTTGCATTTAACTCTGGCATTATTCAGTCCCTCCTACTGCTTTATTCCAATTTTTAATTGCCCAATGACCAATTCCACAGGCATCAGCAATATCATTATCATCTATAGTTCTATCATATTGAATATTAATAAAATTAATTGTTCTTTCTTTGCGAAGATTTCTTTCATAGTTTTTGTACCAAGATTCTGACTTTCCTGGATTCTGAGAACGAATAAATAATTGTTCATCCTTAGATATTTTTTTATTACCAATAAAGTTTTGCCAAGTAATTGGTGCCACCTTGCCTATGATCTTAGTTCCAGTCTGACCTGCTGCCCCAAGTATAGCCCCTTGAACAAGAGCAAGGTCTGCTGCTGTCTTAGGGCTATTCATAAATACAGTATGCTCAATTACTATTGCTTCAAATGAACCATATATATCAAGAAATGCTTTTACCTTTTTACCAGCATCCATAACCTTCTCATAGGTATCTTTTCCTACAAAATTAATCTTTCCAACTGCATCCAAAGTCTTTTCTTCTGTATTAAAAATAGCAAAAGCAAGGCTATTAGTGCTTGCATCGATAGCACAAATAGTTTTTGGAACCTGAGTTCCTATTGCTTCTGCTAGTTTCATTTTAAATTATCCTTAATTGTTTTTAGTGCTTTTGCTACATCAGAAGGATTGACATTACATTTTACACAAAGGTTGTCATCATTATAAATTGATAAAGCCTCTTTGCATGATTTGCAACTTCTTTCCTTGCCTTTTCTTTTTTGTCGTCTAGAAATTAGATACCTTGCAGCAATTTTTTCTTTTGTTGAAAGATCTCTGCACTCTGGAGAACAGTATATTTGATAGACTATCTCTGTGTTAAATTCTTTATCACACCATTGACAATGCTTCATCTATAGGCTCCAAGGACTTTAGTTTAAAGTCTCCCTTGCCAGCATCTGCACAAGCCTTTTTAATAGGACATGATTTGCAAATTTTTGAATTTGAGCGATAGTTCTTTTCAGGAAGGGTTCTGTCGACCCAAGCCTTACGAACTGATCTCATCCATTCAAACGTCTGGTCTACCCACCGACGATAATAATCATTTACTTCTACAGGAAGGATTAGCAACTCGTGATTGTTTTTATTCTCATAAATAAGAACTGCTTTTGCCTTCTTTAGAATCTTCATATAAATTAATAACTGAACTAAGTGACCAGTCTTAGGCTTGTTATGTGCCTTACGGTATTCAAAACCTTCGTTCATCATTGTCTTAATTTCACCAAGAAGTTCTTCTCCCTGCCAATTTACAATAACATCTCCGTACCCAAAAATTGGTGGATCGTTATTAGTAATCTTAAACTCAGAATCAACAAGGAAGTCTGGGACATTACCCATCGCTTCCTGAATTCTTTCGTGAGATTTTGTACCAGCAGTCATATTTGCTGCGCTATATGGTGTTGCATCATCTTCAAACATCTGTCCATCAAAAGCAAGGTACCAATATCTTGGACACTCTCCGTGGCCATAGGCAATTGTTGATGGAGCAAAAGTCTTCTTCTGCGTCTGCTTGTCAATTCGGTTTACAGTATAACCAGACTGAATTTTTTCAGTCAAACCAGCAACATCTATTGAGTGTACTGGAGGCTTTTCCTGCTTAACCATAATCTGTTGTAATAAACTTTTTGTCATTTTTTTGCTCGTTTCTATTAGTATAAGTATAGCATATTAGCGAGTAATATACTTTAGCGCAGATACTAAATTGTTTAACGACTCTGCTGCCGTGTAATAAAGATTTTTCTTTCCACGATCTGATTTATCAACATTAGCCATCCAGGTAGCCTTAAAAGCCATCTTAGCAGCAATTGCCTGAAGCCTTACGATTTCTACGTGAGCCACATTAATTGGAATGTCTGGCTTTATAATTAGTTTAGCAATCATAGTTAGTGCAACTGTAAGTTCTTCATCTTCCATATAGTCTGCAATCTCTGCCAAACCATTTACCATATCTATAGTCGTTCCTTGTTGTTCCATTATTCCTCCACCATATCTTCTAATATACTCATCTCAATTATAGCAAGTCTTACCTTAGAGTTACCTTCGCCCATTACCACCACAATGGCTGGGTCTTTGCCATTCTTCATCGCATCCGTAGTAGCCTTAGCCCAAACCTCTTTGTTCAGAGTAAAAGATTTTCCAACCTCTTTAAAGTCTACAACAAAGTTTTTCCAGGAAGCGTCTCCCTTTTGTGTGTTACGACCAGAGTTCTTGTGCTGCTTGGCACCTATTCTCTTGGACTCACTCTTCTCGCTCAAAATCACGCTTCTTTCTTTTATTAAAACTTACCTTAGATAAATGTTTTTCTTTGCACATCCAGGTTGCTTCTTTTGTCTCTGCATAAAGTCTTAGAGATGTAACTTCTGCCTTACATTCGTGACATATAAACTTGCCGTGATAGACAGTATAACTAGGCATTTAGTTTTGCCTTGATTGATTCTTGCAAGTCAAGATCCTCTCTTACACGATTTACGAATGCTTCTTTACCCTGAACCTTTGTGCCGTCAGGAAGGATATACCAGGCTCCTGTGCGCTCTACAATCCCGTTTAGTTCTGCTGTAGTAACCAAATCACCAATGGTATCAAGACCAATATCGTCACCTCTAAAGTAAAAAT